GCGAACGTCGCCAAATTCACGAAGGCTACCGTGCGTGACCTGATCGCGTCACGTCGCATCCTCACGAAGGCCGAGAAAGCGGGCATCGCAGCGTTCCTTGAGCGCATCTAACGCGCAAGCGTAACACACAAGAGCATACGACAGGAACCGCCCCAACGTGGGCGGTTTTTTCGTGCGCTTTTGCACGACACGCATGTCAACCACGGAAGGAGAACAACATGCAAAGCAAACAATCACACGCACCTGTCACGCCATCACACGTCGACGATCCATGCGACGACTGGGTCCACGTCAACACGGCAGCGCAACGCGTCATCGACGACTACGCAACCACACAACACGACGTGCATCAGGAACGCGAATACGACGACGCTCTGTTCGCACGCTCGTTCACAACGTTCGCGGGGTTCAAGTCATGACGCGCTTACAAGAGTTCTGCCTCTGCCTCGCGTACGCAGTCATCACAGCCGTGTGCATCATCGAGTGGATTAGCGGCTGCGGCACCAACACAGGCGAATGCCTGATCTTCACGTCACTCAACCCGTAGGAGGAAACATCATGTACTCAATCGTAGAAATCTTGCCCGCGCATTGGGCAACCGCAATCGTGTATGGCGACGAAAGCGGACTGGAAGCCGACGACAGCAAAGCGTTCAACGCGTGGATCACGTGGTTTCAGCGCGAATGCGGCACGATCATCACGTGCAGCGTGTTCAGCGACGAACCGCAGTTCGTCAAATACCACGGCGCAACACGTCAAGGCGTGTTGGCTGCAATGTGTCACCAGTACGCATTCACCACGGACACAAGCGTGGAGGCAGCATGAACCGTTTCATACTCGACCAAGACCCGTGGGATATACCCGCGCTTATGTGCGATCAACACATCGTCAAGATGATAACCGAAGAGGCGCAAATGCTGTGCCACGCCATACGGTTTCACATGCCACTGTACGCACGTGCAAACGACGACGGATTGTTCCAGCTTATGTCGGCTGGACACGCAAATCATCCGTGTACGCTGTGGGTCATGTATTCACGCAGCAATTTCGATTGGGCAGTCGATCTGTTCCATTTCATGTGCATCGAATACACGTCGCGCTTTCACAAGACGCACGGCACAGAAGACCGCGTTGGTGCTGCGATCAATCTCGCCATGACACACAAAGATTACGAGGACTGGCCCGACGTGGGCCTGTCACGTCATCCGCAGTGTTTCGGTGACATGCAGCAGCAATGCGAGACGGACGAGTGGTGGCCCGTCAACGCGTACCGTGCGTACTACCGCACAAAATTAACCACATTCACACGTCCCATGCGCTTCAAGCATGGGGTTCCCACATTCATGCAAACACAGGAGGACGCAGCATGAACAAATACAAACAAACGCCCATAGGCGACAACAGTCAGCACGCACTGGCTGTGTTCGAGTGGAATGTCACGCGCTACGGCGCGGACAAGTCCATGATTGATTTCAACGTACGCAAGAACGGCGCACCTTTCACGTCCGTGACGGGAGCAACTGTCCACGACGTGGAGAAGGGCGAAAAGCATGGCGTGGAGTTTTCAGGCGAAGCGTACATCGAGGGCTTGAACGCGTGGGAGGACGGCAAGAACCCGATAGACGCGCACGTCAAAGTGTACCGTACGCGGACGCGTGGTGACTATCGTGTCAACATCAACGTCGCGGGTATGTCGTTTCGTTCGTACGCAATTAACAGGTCAAGCACTTTATTTGAGCTTCACGTGCCTATTGTGGACGACGACGTGCTTGACGACGTGCAATGATAGGAGGCACGCAAGATGGAGGGCATGACATGGACGAAGCGTCCCTATTCGTGTTCGTGGACGACGACACAACATCGTGCATCATCGTCACGAACTGCGACAACGACAAAGCGAGAACCATGGTCGGGCGAGCGTTGGCACATGCCAGCGCACCACCGATCAAGTACTACAATGCAGACGAGTACGCAGCAGCATTCGTTGCCGCCAACAAACGCAGGCCATTCGACATGCTGTTCGTCGGACCTTACGACGACGTGGAAGGTGACATCGAGGACATCGGCACGATCTACGAAATCGCGAGGCGCAACAACTCGATTTGCGTGTTGCCTGTCAATGCAAACGGTGACGTCGATCAGGAAATCTGGGAATTTCGCAGCCAAGTTTTGCACTGAATATAATGCACGCACGTGTAGGCGTAAACGCACGCAGGTGTTACGCACACACACACCCTAAAAGTTTTCAAGAACCCTAAAGGGTTCTTTGGATCAAAGAGCATCGGTCACTGAAGCCAAAAGCTTTGGTGGCCTTTTCTGTGTCTGCTAGGCACAACTTGACACAACTTTGGTTGTGTCGTATACGCAACTTGTCATATCAATGTGAGGTATCAAATGACAACTATTAACAACATCATCGACAACTACACTGCACGCGAAGCGCAAGCGATCTTTGGCGACATCATCAAGGCGAACACCACGGACGATAAGTGGGCGTCAATCATAGGTGCTGCGCATCACAGTGACATCGTGAACAACGACGAAAACCCCGACAGCAAGAAGATCGGCAAGATGGCACCGTCGCAGATATTGCGTGCCATGAACGCAAACGCCATGGGTTACTGGGTACGCATGATTGCGCTGCAAGACGGTGACTACGCAGCGACAGAGGTGCATGACAACCTGCTTGCTACGCACACCATGTCCGTGGAAGCGTGGCCTTTCGCATCCGAGGCGGGTCGTGGATTACTCGACGTCGTCATTGCGGACTTGGTCGATCTCGACGAAACCGAGGACGAAACCGAGGACGAAGTGTACGAGGTTTTCCCGACAGAGACAGCCAACGTGTCCACTCCGAAGCAGGTGTCGTGGGACGAGAGCATGGTCGACATCGCGAACATGGCAGCAGCCAAGGCGTCGGGCGGTGTCATCACGGACTTGCGTACCGTACTCAACGACATGTTCCAACTTGAGAACGAGCGTCAGACATTGGCGACGCAGCTTGCGGAAGCAGAAGCCAACGTCGTGTATGCTGCGCCAACGTCCGAGGGCGATGCGCCAGAGGCAACGGCAATGACGCCCAAGGTGTCCATGCAGAATGCGCAGCGTGTGTTCGGGATCAACAGCAAGTACTTGGATTTCACGATCGCCACGTACACATGGCCTACGAAGAACAACAACGTGCCTGACGTCGATCAGCACTACAAGTTCGACACGGAAGCGTTGTCGTCGCTGTTGTTCTCGTGGGGTGAGAACGTGCGGTCATGGATCGGTGGCCCGACAGGTTCAGGCAAGTCGACACTCGTTGAGCAAGCGTGTGCGCGTACTGGCACTGAACTGTTCCGCTTCAACTGTCACAAGGAAACGTCCACGTACAACCTGATCGGCAAGGTGGATGTGAAGGACGGTGAAACGTTCTTCAAGGACGGTGTGTTGCCACGTGCGATGCAGCGTCCAAGCGTGTTGTTGTTGGACGAAGCGGACGCGGCTTTGGGTGACATCACGATGGCCTTGCAGCCTGTGTTGGAAGGCAAGTCGCTGATGATCGGTGAGGACGGTGCGCGTATCGTCAAACCGCATCCCAAGTTCCGCATCACAGCGACAGGCAACACGTACGGTGGCGGCGATAGTACTGGCATGTATGCGGCAGGTGTGAAGATGCAGTCACGTGCAAGCATGAACCGTTACGGCGTGTTCATCAACGTCGATTACATGGCACCTGCAACGGAGATGAAGGTGGTGCGTAGCGTCGTACCGTCGATGTCTGATGAAGCGGCAACGCGTTTGGGTGATTTCCTGAAAGCGTACCGTCAGTCGTACCGCAACGGTGCTGTGCAAACGCCGATTTCGCCTCGCAACACCATCACGATGGCACGCATGGCGGTGTTCTACGAACCGATTGTCGGGGCTGTGGACGCCGTTGGTCGTGCGATCAATTCGAACGTCGTCTTGTCTGCGGACGAGGCGGATGCGGATGTCATCAAGGGCATCGCGGACAAGGCACTCGCGTTTTGAGTGCCTTGCCACAATCACACACACAATCCCTCAACCACAAGGAACTGAATGATGATTTTCAATAACAACAACCCACGCTCGTTGCAACGTGAACTTCAAGGCGTGTCCAAGGGATTGGGCAACGCCGAGGTCGAGACAATCTTTTCGGGATCAGGTGCGAGTGCCGCACGCTCTACGATCTGGTTGCCTACCATGCCCGCTGACGCAACGCTGACGGACGAACAGATGCGTGTGTTTCGTGGGTATCACATCCACGAGGTCGGTCACATCTTGTACACGGACGATAGCGCATGGGAGAATGCCGTGCGTAACTACCAGTTCGAGAACATGGTGTGGAAGAAGAACGTACTCAATGCGCTTGAGGACGTGTTCATCGAACGCAAGATCAACGAAGCGTACGCAGGTGCTAAGCACAATCTTGAAGAGACGGTTGAGCGTGTGTTGGCGAAGAACTTGCAGCAGATCAACGACGCGGGACACAAGACGTCGCCCGACGAATTGCCGTACGTGATCTTGCAGATGTGCCGCAAGCGTATGGGGTACAGGTCACAAGCTTTGGATGATTACTTGGATCAGGTGAGCGTCGACATGCGTGGCATTGCGTCAACGTGGGTGCCGCATGTTCTGGCGGCGGACAGTACGTCACGCTGTGTCGAGTTGACCGAAGAGATCGTTGACGTGATCGAGCAGATGGAGCAGCAGCCAGAGAGCGATCAACCCGAAGAGGGCGACGGTCCTGGGAATGGAACAGGTCAGGACGAGGGTCGCGAACGCAAGGGCATCAACGAGAGCGAAGAAGAGGACAGTACGCAAGAAGACGAAGAGGGTACGCAGTCGAACAATGCGACGAGCAACCGTGCGGATGGCGAACTGAAGCTTGACGATCTGATTAACAACACGCTTGAGGACATCGTCGAAGAAGAGGCGAAGACGGTTTCGTCAACGTCCGACGACCCGTCGTACGAGTTGCCGCACAGATCGCCTGATATTGTGGATACGATCTACCGTGCGGGTATTCATGAGGATCACATGGATCGACTTGGCAAGGTGTACGACGATCACAAGGCGAAGCTTGGCAAGCAGTTGCGCAAGCGTTCGTCGTCACTCGCACGTGTGTTGTCCGCACAGGAGAACGAGTTCTGGTTCGGTGGCAAAACGCATGGGCGTCTGGATCGCAACCGCATGGTTGGCGTGGTGACTGGCGAAGAGAACATCTTTGCAGAGCGTATCACGCAGCAGACAGCGTCGACGAGCGTGATGGTCATGATGGACCAGTCGGGCAGCATGAACTTCAATCATGCGAAGCGTGCGTTGATCGTGTTGAACGAAACGCTTGCGCGTTCTGGCGTGCCGTACTCGGTGATCGGGTGGTCAACGGACACGATGCAGATGCTCAAGAGCTTCAAGCAGAAGGGTTTGAACGAGAGTGTGCGTCGGCACATCGGTGGGTTCGGTGACTTCTCTGGCGGCACTGATCCGTTCCCCAGCTTGATACGTGGTTACGAGGCGTTCAACGAGGGTTCGCAAGCAGCGCGTCGTATCATGCTGTTCTGTTCGGATGCCGAGTTCTACCTGACGTGTTCGCATCGCATGGCGAAGCTCAATGCAGAGATGGAACAGCATGGGTTCGAGGCGTACGGCATGTTGATCGGCAACGGCAACCCGCATTCGCTTGAATTAGCGTTCCCACGTGGGATTGTGGTGACGGACTTCCGTCGCATGGCAGAGACGCTGTTGAAGCAGCTTGAGCAGTTGCTTGCGAAAGGTGCGCAGCGTGCAGTTGCCTGAGTTCGATAGAACGATGAAGCCAACGATACGGCGTGAGTGGATGGAGCTTATGCCGCGTCGGTCAATGGGGTTCTGGTGGCGCGTCGGATGCGTCGTACGCATTCGACGTGTGCGTCACAAGGACCACGAAAAAATCAGAGAGATATGTGCGGCTGTGGATGCAGCGCACCCCGAACACAGGAGGTTTTCAACATGTTGGTTGGATCAGCAGGTTTGTTTTGTCTTGCGTTGAACGTGTACTTTGAGGCGCGGAGCGAGGACGTTATAGGTCAGTACGCAGTTGCAGAGGTCACGCTTAATCGTGTGGCCTCTGATCGTTTCCCCGATACGATATGCGAGGTCGTGTGGCAGCGGAAACAGTTCTCGTGGACACACGATGGGAAGAGCGACAGGCCACGAGATCAGAAGGCGTGGCGTCGTGCCGTGGCGGTTGCTGCGTACGCACTTGAAGATGATGGGCATGAGGTCGTGGGTGATGCGCTGTACTATCACGCCGATTATGTGCGTCCGTACTGGGCGTCGTCATACGACGTCGTCGGTAAGGTAGGGCGTCACATATTTTACAGAGGGTGAGGTGAAAAGGGACAAGCAAAGCGTTGCTTGTCCCACGCACAGTCACGAACAAGAGGTTACAGAACGCCTGTGCTGCCATGGTTAGGGTTATGTATGCCTTAAAGGTCACCCAGACGCACTCATGGCTTACGCCGCACTCGTCAAAACTATAAGTCGAGTGCGTATTGTTTCAGCTTGTCGAGGTATGTTTTTAAATCCTCGCAGTCTTGCTTGCGTGTGTTGCGTCCCATAGCCTTGGCTTCGAGACGCATGTTATCAATCTTGCGTGACATGCGTTCGCAGATTTTTGTGAAGTGTATGCGTTGATCGTCGTTCATCCGCTCACCTCTAAATCAACGACGCGTACGGATGATAGGTCCGCGTCCTCAAGTTTCCCGTACCACGTCTCGACTTCTGTCCACGCTTCCTCTCGCGTACTGTAAGCTGACGTGCGTGGTTCTTCGTTCGGCAAGCGTATGAAGTTGAACATTGGCTTCCATTCGCCCTGCTGAAGAGTTTGTATTTCGTATCTGTATTTCATTCTTTTTTCCCTGATAACATTTCCATTGCGCGTGAGATGCGTGACGTGGGTGTCGTTGCGCCGACCATCTTTTCACGTGCGCGTGATATGATTTTGTCCCGCCATTCGTGGTTCTTGAGAGAGAGTACGAGGCCAAGTACAAGAAGGTCGTTGTCGTCCATGTCTTTGGTAAGACCTGCCTTCACGTATAGGTCGTCCTCGATTGCAAGTGCGGGTGTTTGGTCAGTGACGTACAGTTGTTTTCGGACGTACTTGAGTGGTGTACTTGCCAATGCTGCTCTCCCATTTCTCTTGTTGTTGGTTGGTTGACCAAAGCACTTTCACCTTGAAGGTTGATTTACTTCTGTCGCCACCACGCTTGCACTTGCGTGTGAACTTGATGTCGTATCTTAGTGCTTGGTCGTGTACGCATTGGGGGCTGACCCCCAATGCGCGTGCTGTCTCTGCCTTCGTGTAGCCCTGATTAGCGTACGCTTGGTAGATGTTGACGTCGTGCCCCTTGTGATGCTTCATAGGTCTTCGATCTTCAAAGCGTATACACGTTTGGATATACTTGCTGTCTCGGACTTACGAAATTCAGCGCAAGCCAAAGCACCATTCTTGTGAAGCTGTGAGCAGCGCACGGATACACGGTCATAGCCCGAACGTTGCACTAGAGACATCTCGCGGAGCTTCATCTTGGGGTAACCAGATATAATCCAAAACACCTCTGCGTACGTCAAACGTGGTAGCTCTTCGAACGCTGTTAGGATAAGCTCGTCCAAGTCTTTGACTGTCATGTCAGTCAAGTTGAATGGTGCGAGGTCTGTGGATGTAGACGTGGATGTATCTTGTACTTCAATCACCTTCATTGGCGACTTGTTCGTGATCTCCACGACGTTAGCCAATGGTTTGGTGGCTGGCACTTCTAGGGTTAGGTCTACGATGTCCATTTCGTTTACCTCTATTCGACGCCAGTTGTGATTGGGTTTGTCGTCGACTAGGGACTTGACCATGTTGGGGCAGACATTCATCATCTGCGGGTAGTTTGGTCCGACATTGCAGTGAAGCGTGTCGTTGACCTGAAGACTTTCTTGGCGAACAACCCACTTAGGGATGTAAGCTTTGAAGTCGTGGTCTTCTGGGTCGTATCCGTATGCACCACCTTGGCGCGTTACGAAGTTTACTTTAAGGGTTTTCTCAACAATATTAGTTTGTAGCATGAGCCTACTCGTTGTCTGACATTTGAACTTGAAACGATCCGCCTCGCCTGTGAGGACGTCACGTCGTGGTTATGTTTTTGGACAACGAAAGGTTTTGGCTTGGGATAACCCCACACTTAGGAGGGGGCCGCTCTATCCAGTTGAGCCACTGAGCCGTATGGAAATCGTTGTATTTACACGAAAACCTTCGTTGTCCTTTGCGATGTTCGCCCGACTGGGTAGTCGGAAGGCATCTTATAAAGCTGCAACAGCCTTGATATGATCGTCGAGAGTTGTGTTCATGTAGCGCACAACCATCTTCAAATCTGTGTGTCCCAGAAGGTCGGCAACGACTTTGACTGGAACGTTCTTGCGGCACAGGTTCGTAGCGAACGTGTGGCGCAATGCGTACATCCCAACATCGTCAGGGATGCTCGTCTTTTCTCTGGCTTTGGACCAGTGCTTTGACAGTTGATTGCTGTCGATTATTGGTCTTCCGTTGAGCGTAAACACTGCGGTCTGTTGCGGTGGTTCGCTCCACGGTATCACCATCTTAGCGTTGGGATGCAGAGGTATTGTGCGGGAACGTGTGCCGCCGCCTCTGCCCTTCTTGCTGTGAAGGGTGACCAGATCACGATGCCAATCAATGTCCGTGAACTGAAGGTTGATAGTCTCGACTGGACGTGCGCCACTGTACCGTAAGAAGGTACAGAAGCGTCGTACGTCGGGATGGAGTTCTTCGAATATTGCGGCGATCTCCTCGTCCGTCAGTGTGTCCGTGCGGTGTGGATTGTCTGCGGGTTTGTCGAGACGAATATATTCACAGTGTCCTAGCTTCGCACCAAAGTTGATGATGCTTTGTAGGGATGTGAGCGTACGTCGTATCGTACCGTTAGAATGTCCACGTGCTATGTGGTAGTCAGCAATGTAGTCTTCGATTGCCTCGACTGTTAGTGAGCGTATTGGCATGTCACCAAATTCGTCGATGAAACGTGAGACGTTTTGCTGTGTGGTCTTTCCTGATCCAGTTGACCGTGAGCGTAGGTATTTCTTCGCTACGGTAGAGAAGGTTGTCTGTGCTGCTGAACCCTTGAGTTTAGAAGCAAGACTTACTTCACCAGACAGGATGCCCATTTCGTATTCGCTAAGTCGTTGCTTGGCTAGGGATCGGTCTTTGGTATGTAGGCTGTGACGAATACGCATTCCTTGGAACGCACCTTCGGTACGGTACATGCCGTTAGACTTTTCCTTTACGAGTTTCAGGAAGCCCAATTTTCGACCCCCCTTTCTGTCTGTGCTGCGTACAGAGGTGCATATTGATCTGGGCTGCTAAAGGTAGTCGCCCATTCTAGGGGGATGCCGCCGCTTAGTTTTTGGTACTCGTCGGGGTCAGCCCTATTTAATATGTCACCGCCGTGCATCGCTGCTTGGCCTCGTGTTTTTACGCCAATCTTTTTACAGACTGATCGGACGTGCAGCTTAACTGTGTTCTCGCCAATCCCCATGATGGGGGCGATGTCTTGGTTCCGCAAACCTTGAATAAGAAGCTGCAAGACGACATGTTGTTTCGTCGTCATGTTTCGCAACAGAGATAGTTCTGCTGCATTTAAATCGTCCGACTGGACAACCTTGTTCGCGGAACCACTACTCATGCTGATTATGTGTTGCAGTACGATGTCGACCTTGGCTTCAAGCCTTGCGACGTCGAACCGCAAACTTTCGTTTAGATTGGGCATTTGAGTTTGATCCTTGATGTTAAAGTTGTTGCCCTCGATCTTCGGGGGTGCCTTATACTTGCGCAGACGCAAACCATTTGTCAAGTTAGTTGTGTTAAAGTTGTTCAAGAAATTGTCCCCCCAGGTGTTAAGCTATTGTTGTTGTTGCAAACAATATTATAGTTGCTTGGGCGCAAGTATCAAGACAGGACTTTATATTATGTCTTTTGGGCAGGTAAAGGTAAGCAAAGTACGCGGAGGGGGGACGCCTTTTCGATAGCACCGATGTTAAATTCAAGGGCTGCTTCGAGGCACCTGTCTTTATCTATCTCGACAGGTGCTTGTGCCATAGAGTAAACGTTGGGGCCGTTTACTATAAAGAGAACCATAAGGACTTTCATGGGTCTATACCACAGATGCGCTCATAACTTTCATTGTGGATAAGGATGTCTGTAAGAAGGTGACGGTCTTCGTTCATGAGCATGTCGACGACAGCGTCGTCTTCAAAGTACATGGGGCTTGTGATGTCGCAGTAACTATTCCCGCTTATCTTTGCGCACCCACCGAGTAGCCCTATCGACAAGATAAGGGTCATCAAGTTGGTTGATCTCATCTGTGATTTCCTTGTGTGTCTTCAGATTTTTGAGGCGGTCTTCGTCTAGCTTCCGTTTTACTTTGTCTTGACCGCGCATGATGCCTGCGGAGTAGATGCCTAGTAGTCCAAGTACAAAACCTGCTGCGATTAGTGCGTAGAGTTGTAGTCGTGCCATTTAACGCCACCCATTTGCCCATGCTTTTAATCTCTCTTTCATGATGTAGATTGCCAGTAGAACTGTTAACCCTGCGAACGCTAGTACGATGTACTGTGCCGTACTATCGAGGCGAGAAAGAGATGTGACCGTTGTGCCTGCGGACGCCGCAATCGTTGCGGCGGAAGCCTTGACGGTCTTCGATTGTGTTGGCTTAACCCGTTCGGGTTGCGTACGGTTGCGGGCAACCTCTTCACCAGCAAGCCACTTCTGGACGCGGAACCCAGGACATGCTTTTGAGGATACGCGGTTATGCCCAATGATTTTGTCGACCTTGATGTCGTACCGTTCTTGGTACTCCTTTATAAGCTCGTAAAGTTTTGCAAGCTGGGGTGCTGTGAAATGGTCTGATGCTATGTCGTCAGCGTCGGAGCCGAATCCCCCCACGAGTGCAATGCCGATGTCTTGGTTGTGTCCTTTGGCGTGTGCGCCAGTTGTGCCGAAAGGTCTGCCGTACTCAACGTCACCGTTGCGTCCGATGATTACGTGGTAGCCGATGTCCCGCCAATTTCTTGGGGGTGTTGTGTGCCACTTGCGTATCTCGTCGACCTGCCGTTCTAGGCTGTCGTCTGACATCCAGTCAGGTTGCGTAGCTGTGCAGTGGACTATGATGCCTTTGTGGTGAATGGTCATAAATTAAACTCTCGTTTGATACTGTCACTCTCGCCTTCTGCAATGAAGCGAGTAGGTGTAATCTTAAATGTGGTGGGAGGTTTGTCGTCCCACGTACGAGCAATGCACTTCTGAATGTCGAGGGCTACGAAGATAAAGATACCTTCATAGGGTTCTTTCCTGTCGATCTTGAAGTTGTATACGAGGCTTTGTTTCTTATGGTCTTTGCGAGCGTGCGGCTTCGCAGCCGACTTAACTTGTACGCGCTTTATGGATTGGTCGGGTGCGCGTACCCAAAGATCATCGTAGGGAAGGTCTACGTGTGTGGTTCGTAGTCCCATTATTTCTAGGGTGTATGCTGCGTAGAATTCAGCAGCGCGTCCTGAATAGATAGAATGTTGGCTAGGCAATCATCTACTGCGCAGAAGTGTCTCCAGATGTGTGATGGTGGCTTTTGCTGTTGAGAGGTCAGAGCGTAGTTCCGCGATCTCCTTTAGTAATTCCTCGATCTGGATTGTCTTGTCATCCAGTTTGTCAGCCAACCTGTCTACTTGTGCTTTTAATGTTTGTTGGTATTCGGCGTTCGCATCACGTCGCTGCTTCTCCCGCATTGACACGAACGACCAGAAACCTGCGGAGCCGACCAGTGCTACCACTATAGTAATGATATGTTCGATCCCCACCACTTCACTTCCTTCTGCTGGCTACGTTCAAGATATCTATGTAAGACAAGTTCGTCATCCCTAAAACCTAGTTCAGCGGCGTAGCCCCAGCGGAGCCGCAACCACTACCATTTGCCCAATGATTTACCCAAGAAATATATGCCAGCTACACAAACAATGGCTGCAAAAAGCACGCCGCCTGCTGTCTGAATTGCTTCGATCTTTTCTTGCCTTGCTTTCTCTGCCTCTCTCTTTGCAGCTTGCCTACGCTTACGCGCTTCGTTTTGAAAAGATTGCCAGCGTCCCCAGCTTCCTGGGGGACCGTACAATTTGCACCAGCTTTCTAATTCCCTGCGTTGTTCTTTGATTTTTTCGAGAGCCTGAAACTCTTCCCAGTCACCTTCAGCACCACCAGCTATTGCTGTTATAGGTGATGTCTTCTTCTTGCGTACCGCTTCTTTTAACTCTTCTTCAGCCGTCAAGAACTTACCGACATGGCTCGCCATGTCAGTAACTTCGCGCCCGTTTTCGAGGCACTTTCTTATGATACCGTAGGCTGCATTTGCTGCGGCGATTGTTTCCAGAATAGCGATGGTATTACCCTCATGTCTTTGTGAGATATGAAGGTGATTTTGAGTGTAAGTTTTTTGTATATTATACCGTACGCAACTATTCGATGTCGTCCCGAAGATAGCCATTTGATTTCAGGTGGGCGATGTAAAACTCTTTCCAGTCTTTTAATCGCATGACGACAAGACTGTCTTCCAAGCTCTCTCTATTTCTTCGGGTGATAACGGTTGCGTACTCTGGGCTTTTTGTTGCCTCAATATTTCTTTCAGCTTGGTGTACTGCTTCACGAAAGTTGAGCCTTTCGACCCTCTTGGCTTCGACGAATACGTCAGGTGTGCCGAGGATGTCGGCACCGCCAGCATGAAGCCCGACCCTGCCGCCACCACTAAGAGGTGCGCGTTGGCATTGTTCTTTCTTGAACACATGTTCGTTAAGGTACTTTGCTAGGTCTACTTCGTACTTATCGCCTTTGGCCTTTTGGGGGTTACCCATAATGCTCTTCCCACATATAGTCAGAAGCCGCCTCACGTTCGTGACACGGCGTACATCTGTATTGATTGATTGGTCGTGACTTATTGCAGCCACATATCATACAAGGTCGAGACCAGACCTTTGGCTTTGATCGGTAATGGTACTTGGCTCCTGGAAAGTACGCTAGTTCCATCTTCATCATGATCCGTTTAAGAGTGTCTACGCAGCAACCTAGTTGGCGAGCTAAATGTGCGTTTGTGAAATTTGAATGGTTGTCCTTTAGCCAATGCTCTTGCTCTGTAGACAGCGCAAATTTCTTAGACATGCTGTCACCGTTAACCGTTGTACTGTTTTCTATACGCAACACATAACACGATAACAACTTTTGTACAACTAAGGGTGTTGACTTTTTCGACAAAGACGATAAAATCGCAAGCGACTTGCAAGCGAAGGTAAGCGAGATCGCCCCGAAGGGACTTCGGGTCGATTGAGCGAGACAAGCGGTAAGCAAAGGCGGGCAGCGATTTTATCGAAATCGGTACGCAAAAAAGTACGCAAAAAAAGTTTGCCAAATAACTCTCAAGGAAGTGTAAAAAAGGTTGTGCAATAGTTGTCTATGCGCTACATTTAAGGAGCAGAGATATCCTCCCAGTACGCTCTGCCATCTCCCAATGGTAGCATGTTCACCTCACAACAAGCTCCTTACACTAAGCCCCGCTAACGCGGGGCTTTTTTTTACAGGTTTGCTTTTGCATTTGATACGTGGCTTTCTATATGCTCTTGCCTCAAGTGCTTAGTCCAGTCAGCCACCACGCTTACAGGCTTACCAACCTTGTTAGATATTTCCCTGTCAGACAGGGGTGGCATGGTTATACCCTCGCTGTTCGTCCAAGGCTGCGCAGCTTTGATAGCACGCTGCTTGGCTGTGCTTTCCGAAACGACACGTACCTTCTCTGTGTTCTCGTCTTCTAGGAAAGCGATGTACATGACTGGCTCGTGGGCGTCGCTCCACTCTCGAACCTTCCCGTAGCGAAGCTCCATGCAGACTTGCAGCCTCTCACTTGGTGTGCGTACTGGTGCAGTTCCCAACATCGTGTACGGCGTCCGTGGTATGTCCCCGTCGTAGATGCCAGCCTTTACGTCCGCTGTTTCCTTATCAGCATATACTTGCGTCACCTTGATCTGGGTTTCGAGTACGGTCAACTGGTTCGAGCTTCCCGCCTCACGACCAGACCTACCCCCATCTGCTGGTTTGTTGGAATGGTGTACAAGTATAACAGTCATACCCGCATTACGGAGTGTAAGGGCAAGCTTGTTTATGTTGCCCCACTCTTCTGCGCTATTCTCTTGTAGGCCAGACCAAGCTGTACGGATCGTGTCGATCACAACTATCTCTGGATTGTTGAAGTTAATCCAACTTTGCAGGTTGTTGATGCCAGCGTCTTCTTTCAGGTTCATCATCTTGTCGTCTATGAACGGCGTCCATATCATAAAGCGACCCTCTGCGTCGCCAAATGAATTGCGTGACCTCGTAAGAAACTTGGATATGTTCTGCTTGCTGTTCTCGAAATCTAAATAGAGAACGCGTGGCTTCTTGTGGATATCGAACGGCCCGAACGAAGACACACCTGCCGACGCTGCATATAGTAAGTGACGTATGAACATCGACTTGCCGTGTCCAGAGTATCCATGAACCTGAATGATCGTACCTGTGTCGGGTATGATCGGGTCGACAAAGTACTTTATCTTGCTCGCTTCCTCGGCAAGACGGTCAGCATCAAATGTTGTGATTGGCTTGAAGCTGTTTGGCTCTTGCTTCGGCTCTTCGACCTTTGGCTTTTTATCTTCCTTTGCGTACGCATGGTCGATTACGCTTTGGAACTCCTTACTGTCAACCTTATGCGGTTCGTAAAAGAACTCGGCAACGTACTCGATCATGGAAACTTCGCAGACTTCTCGCGTGTGTCCCTGCGCTGCCAATTCACCAGCCAAGCTCACAAGCATCTGATGACGATTGTCACCAACACCTGCCATAAGTTTGCGGCCTGTCTTCTCGACAAGCTCTCTCGTTGTTTCAACTACACCCTTCTTTATCTTGATGTGTGCCAAGGAAAGATTGCCGAACTTGAAGTCATCGAACGATACAACATTGCTTGGCTTATCTGTGCCGTAATTTTTGACTGGATACACTGGGACATCATCCCAATCGTCGCCCCTTATCTGCGTATAGTTTGGGGTGGGTGGTACAAGTGCAATTCCCTTGTGGGCTTTGCGGTCCAATCCCTTTACTACATCTCTAGGCCACTCGACACCGTCTGCGTTGCTCCACGTCAGTGTCTTTATATGCCCCGCACCTTTGGGCCACTTAAAGTAGAAGTGCTTGCCTCGCTTTGTTTGAACAGCCCAAGGCGTCTGTGTCAGGCCAACTTCCCTAGCGTAAGCTTCGGCCTCCTCGTTATCACAGTCGACAACAAGGACGCCACTAAGCTCACCTGTCACAATCCCAACGTAGCTGTTCGGAAATGTTTCCCACCATTGTATTACTTGTTCTTCGGTAGGGAACTTCCCTTCGTCATAAAGTTCACCCCACTTTACGACTGGCCTCTTTTCGTTTGGGTGGATTGGAACAACCCACCAACCTTCATCCAGCATCTCCAACGCTGTATTCAGATACTCGCTCACTGTTTTCTCCCATGAAATATTGATCGAAGCTGACCCAAGGGAATGCTTCTTTGATACGTGATAGGTAAGCAGAAGACACACTGCCACGTCTTGCCCAACCATATGGTACGGAACGTCCTGTATTTAGACGACGTGACACCTCCCTTGCGCCCCCCAAGTCGTTAATTAAACTTTCGATGTCAAAGGTCATGTGTTTTTCCTCTTGCAATGCTGTTGCTTATACGCTAAACACAACTAATAAACAACCCTCAAACGTCAAGGATCAACTATCATGGAAGACATTATATTTGGCGACAGCTATATAAAGCTCCCCCCAGAAGTTCGTTTGAAAGAAAAAAGGTTGAAGGACTTAGGCTCGAAGTATGTCGAGGCTGAAGCTAAACTTCAGCTCTTTAAAGATACGCTCTCCTATTTAAAAGAGAGCATCTTAGCCGAACTTCCAGAAGAACCCGCCGAACACACACTTGCACTAGAAGACGGACGCACAATGTTGGTTCGCATTCCAGAGAAGTGGTCTTGGGACAAGAAGCGTCTCAAGGACATTTACGACAGCGCAGCAACACCAGACTGCGTTAACACAAGCTTCACAGTAGACCGCAAAAAGTTCGAGGCCGCACCAGAAGAAGTGCGCAACGTTTTATCTGAAGCGTTGACCATCGAATGCGGAGCAGCAACAATCAAGGTATCATAATGAAAATACAACCGTTAAAAACAAACGACGTTTCTGTTAAGGGATCGTCAAAGGTTCTGGTGTACGCACACCATGGAGCAGGTAAAACAACACAAGCAGCCAACTACCATGATCGGTACGGCAAGGGTCTTGTGATTAGTGGTGAAAGCGGATTGTCTTCTATCGCTGACAGAGAGATCGACTACCTACCGTTCACAACTTTTGATCGCCCCGCCAAGAATGGTTATTCGTTCAAAGACATTGTTGGATACGTCAGTTCCGATGACTTCAAAGAAGCAGGGTACAAGTGGATTTGCATAGACAGTGCAACAGAACTTTCGCAGCGTTGCTTTGCTGACGTCGAAGCTGAACTATCGGGTTCGAACAACGGCTTCGAGAAGTGGGGTCTTTACGAACGTAAGATCACAGCAGCATTGAAGTGGGTACGCGACCTACCAATGCACGTACTAATAACCGCGCTTGCAGCAGAGGAAAGTGACGACAATGGCGTCGTTAACTTCTGGCCCATGCTTGTACAGAAAAAGGTACAGAAACTTGTACCTGCGCTGTATGACCACGTGTTCTGCTTGGTACGCAAGACAACAGACAACAACGGCAAGATGGACGTACGCCGTTACATTATCACCGAGCAAGTTCATGGATGGCATGGCAAGTCTCGTGATCCACACCGTCGGCTTTCAGCTATCGAGAACACCGACGACGTAACCCAACTCTTGCAACGTATTTACATGACCGAACAAGAGTACAACGATTATCTATCGAAAGGACCAAAAGACGATGTTTAATGGTTTTGCAAACATTGACCTATCAAACCTCAAAGATGACCGCCAAACAATGTTAGATGTCGGCAAGCACGAGGTTGTTATCAAAGACGCAAAGGTTGAAGCCAATGCGGACAAAGGTACGCACCAGTTGGTTTTGAATTACGAAAACAGCGACGGTGCAATTCGCCAGTGGATTTATCTAAACCATCCGACGAGCGAGAAGGCTACCGAGATTGGCTTGCTACAAGTCAAGAAGCTACTACTCGCAGTCGGTCACGATGGCGAAAGCACACCTGATGATGTCTCGTACCTACGTGGCAAAAAGGTGGGCATCAACATTGTAAACGACGAGTATAACGGCAACGTGCGCAAGAAGGTCAACTATCACTTCAAGTTAGAAAAGAAGGCCGAAGGCGCAAAAATTGACGACGAGATACCATTCTAAAATGCACCCAGTTCATCCGAAGGTAGCCAATGTCCTTGAGGCAATAGACAAAGGCTACGCTAAAGAAAATCGAGGAGACGCAAGACAGTACATTGGTGCGAGCATGGCTGGCACCGATTGTATAGCACAACTCGCATTGTCTTTGCGTGGTTACCCAGACACATCCGTTGACCCACAGTTGCAGAGAATTTTCTTTGCTGGTCACAAGATAGAAGACTGGGTTGTCTACGATTTAAGGAAGAGAGCCGACCTTCGGGTGTGGGAAAAAGACGACATGACTGGACGCCAACACAGGCGTGAATGGTTGAATGGTCACGTTGTTTGCAACGCTGACGGTATCGTTGATTTCGAGGATGGTACTGGGCAAGCAATTCTTGAAGTCAAGTCGATGAACGACAACAACTTCAAGAACTTTCAAAGGAATGGTGTCAAAAGTTCGCATCGCAAATATTATCGGCAGATGACGATGATGATGGCGATGTTCGGTATCGAGCAAGCTTTTTTCATATCGTACAACAAAAACACAAGTGAATATCACGCTCAACTTGTTCCTTTTGACCAAGAGGAATGGGACGAAATGTACGTTAAGATACAAGCGGCACTCGATGGACAGGCGGGGCGAGTAGCTTCTGACCCTAATGATTGGCGATGTAAGTCGTGCTTCAAAAGGGAAAGCTGTTGGAGCCAAGAGGCAAACGTTAGCCCTGCCTGTCACTTCTGCAAACACTCTTTCGCAAACAAGAACGGTGGATGGACGTGCAAGCTAACCAACCAAGAGGTAAGTAGAGCTTGTGATAAATACGAACAATTCCGACCAGAGCCAAAGGTTTAGAGATGACAGTTTCTAAAGACACGCTGGAAGCCTTAAAGGAAGTGCGAACCAGTATAATAAAAAAAGAAGCAGAGATCGAAAGTGTCGCTGAAAGACTTGAAGCGTTGGACGACAAGTCTGGCGATGATGCGCATAGAGCGCGTACTAAATTAAGACACGAGCGTGAACGCCTTGTCGAAATGAAGTGCCGTGCTGCTGAACTTGAAGTAGATGCTATTGAGATGGGGTACGCGAGGTTTACTGTAAATGGGTAAGATACGTGACGTACCTCTGCAAGAGGCGATGCGCCTTATCAATGCAGATCGCAACCAAGATTACGGCGAACCATATGATAACTTTCGTGACATATCCGAGATGCTAACTGTGATGTTGCGGCCCATCCTAAAGGACGGGACGAAAATTCAGTGCCACCACGTTAGTATGATGATGATAGCTGTAAAGTTATCGCGCATGACAACAAGCCCATCGAAGCTCGATAGCTGGGTAGACATAGCTGGTTATATCGGTGCGGGATGGGAAGCTACAGAAATGGAGCAAGAACATGACGCCAGAGAGAAACGAAGTTGACGTAAGTATCGACCTTTTATTCAAGGCGATCAAGCAGTCGAGGACCGCAGAGACAAGAGCGATCTTATCTCGTGCGGTTTTTTACTTGAAGCAGAAACAGGCCAAGATGACCGAGGTGCCGATTGAAGAAATCGACCCTCGACCTTTTGACTAGCGTTTAGGCTCACCTGCGAGCGTATCAACAATCGTCTCGCGTACACCACTCGTCTGACCGATAAGTGGTACACGGCTAACGATCTCGCGTACTGCTGCGCGTGGCTTGCCATTTGACCCCTCGCCCATGATAGCATTCTCTCCAGCTTGCATACCGCCAGCAAGAATTGTTTGTGCATCATGAAGTACGCCAAGTGATGGACCAAGCAACATTTCAGTAATACGCTGCGCACCATAAGCCCCATTGTCTAGTTGTGATGCAGTGTCGTACATAAGCGATCCTATCAAACCAAGACCACCCATTTGCATTAGACCGTCACGATACCAACCAAGTGCTAGTGCAACACCTTCGTCGTCGCTGATGCCGTAATCTTTTAAGAACTCAAGTCGTCTGTCGCGTACTGCGAACTCTCTGTTCTCTTCACCACCACGACCTTGAACCACGTCCTTTGCGCCGACAACGCCAGCACCAACAACAGGTGCGCCAGCGAAGTACATAAGAGGCATAAAGTTCTTGTGGTCTTTGGCTTCCTTATAAACGGTGTAACCCATACGCGTCATCATCAGTGGGAAAGACTTCAACTGGAATATCATCTGACCAATTGGTGACTGCGCCCACAGTGGAATGTCTAGTGGGTTTGGCGTAAAGATTGTTTCGTTTGCGAACCTGTGCATTGCACCTGCAACTTGGTAGTACATCTGATCCACGTCAGCAGATGACCCACTGCGTAAGATGCGCTCGATGTTCATTCCTGGTTGTTTGTACAAATCACCTAGACCGTACTCGTCAAGAACGCGACGGGCTTGGCGTCCAGCTTTTGTGTTTGGCTTGCGTACTGCAATCTCTTGCTGTGACTTGAACCACTCGTAAGATACCGCTGCCGATATATCACGCATTGTGTTTGTCCAGTCGGTCAAGCCGATTGCTGTAAAGAAGCCAGCAGAGAAGCGTGTCGTGTCCATACCGAATGCGCGAGACATACGCTCTTGTACAATGTTCTGCGTAGATGCGCCGACGTTGCGTATCATTTCGCGATACGCTGGTCCTACATCTGGGTCGACCATCCACTTGCGGTATGCCTCTGTAGATGAACGCAAGCTACCACTTCTGATAAGCGGCAAGACAACGTCACCCAATGACGATAGCGTCACGAATGGAAGAAGCGTCACACTGTTGAAAGATCGCAGCCAAGATGATGGTTTCTCAAGGTGCTTCTCGAAACTTGCATTGTAGACAGGTTTGCGAGCAACGGCCTTGAACAAGTTGTCAGCTTCCTCAACCATATGAGATTGAGGCATGTAATCTTTGTCCAGACCTTTGGTGTCCGTTAATGCCTCCGCAATAGCACGTGCGCGGAAAGAGAAGTTCTTGCGCATCTGGTCAGCACCAGAACTCAAACTGTCTGGTTCGACCATAGACATGATGTCTTCGTGGATTTCATCTACCGATGCACCATCATGCGCTTTCTGTGCTAACTCTTTTGCTTTTTTCTCTGCAATCATCTGTCCTTCTGGACCACCTTTTTGGATTGGTGCCATGAAGACATTTGATTGGAAGATGGCATGTGCGCCTTCGCCAGCAACTTCATCTTGCGTATTAGATGGGTCTATGAACAGCTTGTAATCCTTGCGCAGAACCTTGTTTGAACGCAACAATCTTGCGATAGCGTCTGTGCCGCCATTCATTACAGATAGATAGTCGAAGTACCCAAAACCACCTACGCCAAATCTATCAGCAATGTCGATGCGTTGCTCCACACTGTCTGCGTACTTGGCACCGATAACCATAAGATCGTTCTCTAAGAACTTAGCAAGGTTGTTATCTGGATTGCGCATATCTGTGAACTGTGCAGCCCAACTTTCGTCAAGACGAATTAGACGCTGGTAGTCGACATGATCTACGCCACGCTCACCACTTCTGTTGAACGCATGTGCGTCACCAACCCATACACCGTCTTCGTGAATGAGACGGTCAGCTATACCTTCAGCTTTCAAACGTGCTTGCTGTGGTTTCAGCACGGCCCCTCGCTCTGCGTGTTCTGCTGTGAAGTACTTGGATAAAATATCCACAAACCCCTCACGGTCAGCCTCGATCAAATCGCGACGCCAGACTTGCGGGACATAGTTCTTTCGAATGTTCCCCACGTCATAGCCAGAAGAGACAAGTCTATCGCGAGCCTCCTTGAAGTAAGTACGCATGTACTCGTGAATTTCACGCTCTTGCGATGTAAGCTCTGAAACTCTGCCCTCATTGCGGAGCGCACCGATAATCCTCAAATGACTACCAATAGGCATTTTGCGTGTGGGTGGTGGGATGCGAAGCATAGAGCCTATGCTTTCTCCGACATTGTACGCATACAACATCTCACCAAGACCGTTTTGAAGCCAACGTTTCATCCCGTTTCCGCTGTCAGGTAGCTTGATAAGCATACGTTGAAGGGGTCCAAGGAACTGACCAGTACGCAAGGCATAACGCTCAAAGTGGCCTGCGCCCGCATCGCTTGGCTCGAAGAACTCGGCTATCGAACGCATTCCAGAACGGGCTAGACGTTGAGCATTGTTGCGTACCAAGCCAAACTTGGCGACACGGCGTATCTCTCTTCCTTCATTCGGAGTGATCTCTTTCTTACGCTTGATCTTTGCAAGTATGTCAGTTGTTTTCTTAGGCATACCAGCAATTTCAAGTGCAGAAAGAACGTCCTCGAACGCTTGGTCCCCATTGTCGTTTGCAATTTCCATGGCGTCAATCACATGTGGTACTGGATCGCTTGGCATGTTTTCGTTAAATGCCATTTCTGGTTCATCGAACAAGGCAGCGCGAAGGTCACGCACATCGGTGTCATTGAGCATGGTTTTCTGCCCATTGATATTAATGCTTGTGAAGCCCATGTCACGCATAATTGAAGTCAGCTTTTGCTCACCACCTGCTGCGTCCTGTAATAGACTTAGCATTTCAGATGGCTTGTACGAACCACGCATAGCATCAAGGATCGCAGCAGATTGTGACATTCCTACAGTCATGTCATCTGCCTCGCGAATTGCACGAGAGAGAACCTTAACAATGCCATCTGATGGTATCATATCGCGTTTGAAGTTGGCGGGCTTTGTATCCCTGATAAGAACAGGTGTAGACATGTACTTGTCTGGCACACCCATTTCAGCAAGCTCTAAACGAAGTGCTTCTTCTTCGTAGTATAACTGCTGAATGCTGTTGCGAGAGCCTTGGCGTGCGCGAAGTGTGTTAATGTTTGAACGAACAGTACGAAGTTCATCAAGCACGTCACGCACTTCGTCACTTAAATCGTTCATAGGCATTCTTGAGATTTTATTAAGTGGTGTTGCGTCCACCCTTATACCAGAACGCAACGGCCCTACATTGCTTACGTCCACATAGTACGGGACAATGTCGCCGTCCTTCACAAAGTCTTGCATTGCGCGGATTGTGTTAGGTGACGCTTGCTGTATGTAGTCAGCCGCGAAGTCTTCTGCAAACTCTGCTGGAACGTCGTCTATGAACTTGTTCTTTGGTGACGTTGGATCAAATCTGGATGTATCTGCCAACATGTTTCCGTATGTCATTAGAGGAGCAAAGTTTCTACGAGCATTTGGCTTTGCAATAAGACCATTTAACACATACGCAACGCCCTCTCTCATGGATGTGCGTACATCGTTTAGAACATCGAACATATGCTCTTTCGCGAAGTCCTCGTCCACAGTATCCAAAACCGACGCGGCTCTCTTTGGAACTTTCACACCTGCATCTTCCGCAACCAAGCGAGCAAGAACTTCAGATGGATCATACCCCACCGCACCAGTGGCACGACGAAGTGTTTCCTTTTGCGCTGCTGGCAAAATGTTTGAGTTATAAACATATCTGCTGACAGTTTCTAAAGAGTTCATAATGTCGTCAGACTTTGTGACTTCACCTGCAATTTTGCGTACGTCATTCCGTAGGTTTTTGAAACTTTCGGAGGTGACCTTGGGGGACACTTCCGCACCAATGTACATAAGTCTTGCAGCAATCTTACGTGCTGTTGACTGTAGTTCGCTAGTGCGGTGTGTAATCGCACGCAATGCGTTTCTAGCTGTGTAAGGCAGGGAAGACGGAATGCTTGGGTCTTCCCCAATATCTGCATCCATCATCTTTTCTGTTTCGATAGCCCTAAAGACTAGGCTGTTTGTAACAACGTTCTTCTCACCACGACGCTGTAGTTCCCACTCGATTGCACGTGCAATGTCTGCTGCGAACTCATACACAGGGGTTTCGTTAGAAAGCGTATCGGGCGCATTACGCGTCATTGTGATCGCTTTCGTGTAGTTCTGAATAAGCTCTGGCGTACGCATTGCCTTTACTTCGTTCGTGATGTTCTTGTCAGCAACAGGTGTTGCGTTAGGCATCGAACGAATAAGGCCAACAATGTGACTGCGAAGCTTTTTAGATTGCTTTGTTTCAGCACCATTGTTCAAGCTTCGCTCGTACGCCTCGATTGATGCGTTAATATCAAGCTCGTTTATGCGTACCTTTGGCGCGTCCTTGATGTCTGGTGCTGCTGTTGTATCCTTAACTTTCTGGCTGTTCTTGATGTTACGACCAGTAGCAGCACGCTTGCGCTTCGCTGCGTTTGCTCTGCCTTTAACACGTTTAAAACGCTGTGCGCGTTTGATAGTCTCGACGCCGTTAGGAAGTGCTTCACGCCGTGCGATCTCTGTAGATGTAGCCTTAAATTCTGGGATGTCGCCACCCTCTACGTCCTCGTAGGCTCTGTTCATTGTGGCCTGAACTTCTTTGACAAACTCGTCTAATTGTTCCTTCTCAAAGATGTCAGCGATGCCATCATATACTTCTGGGCCAAACCCAATTCCGTCGAAGTCCTCTCCGTCTTTGGTTTTGACATCCATCTTAAACTTGCGTGTGACGCTTTCGATGGCCTGTGCTGCCTTTTTCATCTTTGTATGATGGCGTCCAACTACCGCAAACGCGCCAGAGTACGGACGTAGCGGCTCGTCGTTTTTACGTGCGATGATTGCAGCTTCTTTCTTCGTGGTAGACATACCGCGAAGTTCCTTGGCGAAGTCAGCTAAACGTTCGGCTGCTCTGTCTAGGTCTTTGTCATCGTATGCCGCACGTGCTTCGTAGAATGAGTTGCTCATTTCTGTGAAGCGAATGCGTATTGCCTTGCCCTTGTTTGTTGTTGGCTCGACTGGGTTCATCACGCTTACGCGTTCTGCTTGAACATCGTCGATGATTAACTTTTGGAAAAGTGGGACAAAGTCTTGGTCGATGATCTCTTTGCCCTGTATCTTTTGTACGAAGTACTTGACCAAAGCTGTGACTTTTTCCCAAATGCTTTGATCTGGTACTGACAGCATGTCGTACTTTTGTGTAATGAATAAGGCAAACTGGTTCGCAAAATACTCGTTAAAGTTTTCAGCAAAGTTTGATGCACCAATCATGACTTCGCCAGTCTTGGGATCAACAACCGCTGGAGACTTCTCGATTATGTCTAAAGCTGCATCCTTGTAAAGAACGCCGTTCTCGTCATAAAACTTCTCGAAACCTTTCAAGAAGTCCAACTTGGTTTGCGTGTCTAAGGCGTTGACCCACATCCAGTGGCCCATCTCGTGTGCCAATACAAATTCTGGATTAAATCCTGTTTCGCCAGTAATGCTCTCATTTGCAAAGTTGACGTTCAACATTATGGCATTTGACTGGCCTCTATGGAACTTGCCTGTTGATGCCACAAAAGCATTAGTGTTTGTGGTTGGCACGAACTTTGGCGCATTGCCATCGTCTGGTATAACCGCACGCAAAAGCTTTTCAAAGTTTGCTTTTGCGTTTGCTGGCGCACTGTTCCAAGTAACATCTTTTACAAGGCGGATACTGTCTTCAAGATTTGTGCCGTTAAAACGAATGCCGTCAGGAGCAAATATGTCCTGAACTGCAAGAGCATTCTTCATGACTGCCGTGCGGTGAGCAAACGAAAGGTCTTTGTTTCTTACTTTTGCGTTGCTCCCAAAGTTTTGACGCGCATCAAATGGCAGATCAAACAAGCTACGGTTCAGGATGTGCAGATCATAAACAGTCATTGTGTTGTTTTTGAACGCATCCTTCATACGTGCTGATGCGTCCGCCACGTCGAGCGCAAGCTCTACACCTTCGCGCATCATCGCATCTAAGTCATTCAGTTCGATACGCATGTCGCGAGCTTCTTGCTCTGACAATGGGTACTTAATGACTTCAACATCTTTCTCTAGCGGATTTTCATATGGGTCGTTGCCCTCCCCAAATGGCTCAAAGTCAGCAAGTAGCTTCTTGCGATCTTTGGCTGTCATGTTCGGAGAAACGTACCCAAGATAGTAGTCGTCTAGGTTTGCACGTGCGATAACTTGGCGTGGGTCTGTCTGCTTCGGTGATATCTTACGGAACCACGTGCCTTTTTTACCAACCTCGCGTGGGATCATTGCAAAGATTTTGCCGTTGTCGCGTTCGCGTGGGATGTCAGGGATGTCGTCACGCTTGACCTCGCCACCCTGCTTTACGGTCTTCTCTGCTTTCTGTGCGGTTTGACCTGTTGCAGCGTCTACGGTCTCGATATCTTTTTCTAAATCTTCTAGCGAGCCAGTCTTCTTAAACTTCTCGAACGCGCCATCACGAGCCTCGACTGCCTCCGTAGACGTCATTGGCTCTGGCTCTGCTTTGCTTACAGTTGTCTTTGCTGTCTTGCTGCCAACCTTCAGACCCATGGCCTTCATAGCCATTTCTTCTGATGAGTATACTTTATCTAGGCGAGGGGAGTAGAAGACTGTTTCACCTTTTGCAGCTTTACCAGCACGTTTGTTTACGCCCTTCTTCCCGATTACAGTCTCACCGCCGACAGCACGATATGCGTACACATTACGTGCTTTTGTGCCTTCTTTTTTTGCAAGCTCGCGAAGTATGTCTAGCGTCAGTCTTTGTTTTGGGAACCTATCTTTAGCGTTGATGACAGTGTATCCGTCACCAATTTCAAAACCTCTACGCAAAAACGATTGAGGCACAGACTTAACGATACGTTCGCCCGTCTTCTTGTCGAACGTTACAACATCTGTTGTACCAGCAGTCTTAACGCCCTTTTCAAGTGCGTCTTGAGCCTTTGCTGTGCTTCCAGCAGAACGCTTGGCTGTGGCGTCATCTGTTGACGCATCTACTGTAACTTTTGCCCCACCACTTGTGCGGCCCTCAATGGTTTTTGTTTCGCCCTTGATGTCTGGTAGAGTTTCCTCGCGATCCAAAAACTCACGGCGCATCTTTACAACTTCGTCAGCGTTGGCAACGTTGATGCCTCTGCTGTCTGCGTCTGCGTGCATTCCTAGAAGCTGCCTTAGATAGCGGAATACTTGACTATCAATCTGGCCTTCTTCCAACATGCCACGAATGATGGCATCCATGTTATCCAGAAACTCGCTAGAGCCTTTGGACATATCCATGATCTTCTCGTACTTGCGTACAGCTTCATCGAATGCGGCTGTGTTGCCGTCAGTACTTTGTGCTGCGTCAGCTACATCTTCTTCTTGGACGGCGGGTTGTTCAGGTAAGGCTTCGTCGACCTGTTGATCTACCTCGGCTTCCACCTCTGGCTCGGATACTTCATCTGCCGCCTTCGCAGACTTTGTTAGTTTAGCGTAGGTATCGCGATATAGCTTGCCGCCCTTAGTAACCTTGAGCGATCCATCGTTTACACGTCGTTGCATCTCTGCATCTAGCTCGTCGCCATCAAGACCTAGCTGCTCTCCAACCCTAGCTTTTTGCTCGTCGTTGACCCAGTCCCACTCTATGGTTTCTTCAGGAACATTTTGTGGGGCGTTACCATTCGGCTCTAAATCTGTTGAGCCAGTATCTTCGGTGTCAGTCTCTACTTGCGTACTTTCTTGCGTACCCTCTACTTCTTGGGTTGTTTCTCCCTGGGAGCCTGTTTGACCAGTTGGCTCCTGGGTTGCAGTACCTTGCGTACTCTCTGCTGGTTGCGTATCTGCCCGCTGCTGAAGCTGTAACTCACCACTTGCGAACAGTTCGTCTGGCTCCATCTCCAGTACTCTTGCCCGCTTTTGTGCAAGGGCGTCGAACTGCTGTTTGACTTGGGATGCGGCTGATGCGTTGCCGTTTGTTGTTTCGTCTTGGAAACGCTTGGCTAGATCATCTAGCTCAAGGTCCATGTTGTTGACGTACTGTTGGACGGCGGCAATATTTTGCTCGTCTATAGTAAGGTCTGCAAGTGCTGCCTGACCTGTGTCGATTTCGTTCTGGTCTGTAACGCCAGATAGAGATGAGCTAATCGCTTCGCGTTCACGAGTTATGTAGCCTTGCTCTTGTACCAGCATAGAGCCAAGACGTGTATTGTCCCAGTCGCCCAAGCTACCGACACCCTTGGCGACTTCGCCTATGCCTAGCATTGAGCCGCCTTTTACGAGAAGGCCAGCAGCTAAACCAGAAACGCCAGCGTCTATGATGCCAGCACCCGCCAAACGTGCTACGTCGAAGTCTTCTGATACGCCTTGCGCAATTTCCATACCTTGCTGTGCTGCATCGAACGCAAGCCCAGTGCCAGCACCGATTGCGGCTTCGCCCGCCGCTGCCTTTTGTATACCTGCTTTCGTAGCTGCTTTAGTCGCTTGCTCTAGTGTCTTGCCCGCAAGCCTTGCCCCTTGGCCCGCTTTTACAGCAGCACCACCAGCACCAACACCGATAAGGTTAATTGGGTCAGCAACACCAGCAACACCGTAGTCGATTACCTTATCAAGTACGCCGCCACGAGACGGTGCCTGCGCCCATAGTTTTGAAAGTCTTGATAGCTTCTCTCTACCGCTATCTCCAGCCGTCGCAAACTCAACTGCATCAAGGCCCATAGATAGAGAGTTGACATCGCTCCAGCGTTTGTCTGTGTAGAACTTGTCCCACATCTCGCTGGTGTTATTAAAGTATACCCCGTTGGCTGCGTAATAGTCGCGAACCTCGGCTATCGCATCTTGGTCAGATAGTAGCTCGTAGCCACTCTTAGAAAGATAGTCGGGTGTGTTGTTGTCTTGTTGGTTGCGAAACGAACCACTAAGGATACTGCGTGCATTGTCAGCCATCGGGTACTCCATTTAACCTGATGGTCACAGATTAAACGGAGAGCCGACTTTTATCGTCCCTATTGACTACCTATTGCGTCACGTATTTGCTTCGCAACTTCTGCCACTTGTGCATCACGGCGACGTGCGGCTATGATGCCAGAGCCAAGCCCCATTCCAGCGTACACGCCAGCCGTACGATCTGTAGAGTTTACGATCTCGTTAGCTACGCGCATAATTTCAGCCTCGATAGCCTCTGGCGTGCTGTTTGCTTGGCTTAGTCCGATCTTGACTGCTGCGTCTTGTACCAGCGTGTCAGACTGCGAACCGTCGCCGTTGTTTTCTATGGCCTGCTCTTTAGATGCCATGATACGCTGCTGGATCGTGTTGTATTGTTGAGAAACAGTATTAAGCTGACCCTCTAGGTTAGATCGCAACTCTCTCACTTTTCCTATCTGTTCTCTGATCTTGCCAACTTGATCTATTGTATCTGGGCTTGCAAAGCCGCCTTTGTCTACAGACTGCAAGTAGCTTCTTTCTGTTGCTTCAAGGCGAGCAAGTGCTTGGTCGAGTTCGTACACCTCGTTGTAAATTGATATACGAGCATTCCAATGGTCGAGAATTGTTGGGTCACCAATGACGTTCTCAACAGGGATTTCCAAGATTTTCTGGTTTTGTATTGCAACAGAGTTGTCACCGTCAAATATCTTACCAAGCTCTTTCTCAATGCGAGAAACTTCGCTCTCGATTGTTGTGCTAAGTTGGTTAAGGTTGGCGATAGAAGGATCAACGCTGTCGAACATTTCAGTGTACAAGCCTTGACGGTTGTTCTTGAATTTCTCACGAAACTCTGTACGTCTGCCCGCTGGTATTTCTTCCAGATTATTTACGCCAAACTCGTCAAGCGTGTACTGGTACGCAACACTCTCAAGACCCTGAAGATTGTCACCAGCACTTGGTGACGACATTACCTCGTGAACTGCACGAGCGACGTCGCGTGGGTCTACAACATTTGAACCCATGAAGCCACTTGCGTTTTTAGCTCTGTCGATTGCGTCGATAAGAGTAGCCGCAACGTTTGGATCATTTACGTTGACCCCGTAAGTCGTGACAGCTTCGCCTACGGCTTTTCTTAACGCAGCCTCATATGCAGCCTTTGCAGCCTTGTTTTCTTTTTCATCCGCGCCAGCGTCAACTACTGTGGATGATGCTGCATCAAACGCGTTATTGATAACCTTCTGGTCTTTTTCATCCATAGAAAGGTTACGATTGCGTTCGTTCTCTGTACGCATCTTTTGGATGTTTTGTTCTTCAGCAGCGTCTAGCATTTGAACGCGGAACTTTTGGTTGTTCTCGACAATCTTTGCAATGTCAGCTTCTTCGATTGGACGCTCTATTTTATTTTGTTTGTACAGGCTGTCTACAAACTTACGCACTTCATCTTCTGAAACGATCTTGTTTTCACGCATGGCTGTTTCAGCCTGTTGCATGATTGCACTTATTTTAGCGTCTTCTTCTCTTGTCTTAACTGCAAGCCTTTCCGTCAGTAATGACTGGTTGTTCGCAATTATTGACTGCTTGTCTTCTGGCGTCAGGAATGGGTTGTTCTGCTCTGACTTCTCGATGACATTGTTGTACAGGTCTTCGTCGCCAGCATTGGCAGCATTTTTAAGCGTGTTCTCGAACTGTGTGGCTGCGTCTGTGCGCTTGGCTTTCACGATGCCATTAGCTTTTAGACGTGCAGTGCTTGTCATGCTTTCGTCAAAGCCTGAGAACAATCCTTCTACGTCGTTAGGGTTTGCGCCAGCTAGTTGCCATGTTGTGATGCGCTCACCCAAAATGCGATCAACTTCTGTCTGCGCTTTGTTCTTTGCCACGTTCTGTATATACGGTGCCATTTGGTCAGTAATCATACCGCCAAATTGTTCTGTCAGGAATGACATGCCTTCGTCAGCGTTGCCAGATAAGTAGTAAGGCGTAAGAAGTTCTGCGCCCTTTGACATGATTGTCATTTGGTCAAGCATGGCGCGTTGCTTCTTTTGCTGTTCTGCTTCCGCAAGTTCTTTTTGGCGACGATCTACGTTCGTCTTCATTGTCTCTTGCGTTGGCAGTATCGAACGGAAGTACTCGCTTCCGCCAGCTAGATCGGATGCGTACTTTTCTCGCTGATCGAGCGTGGCGTCTGGGTTGTTACGAACAAAGTCGTTGTACAACTGCGCGTTCTTCGCACGCTTATTCTCATGCCGTTCTTCTGCTTGGACATAGCCTTTGCGGAACGCACCAAATTCAAACATCTGTGTCTCCTAGACTTTTAGGCTCGATAGCCAATCACCTGCTCCGCCCATGTTAGAGCTTGCTATTTTTGCGTACTGGTTCGTTAAGTTTGTTAGTGCAGATAATGATGCTCCTGGGTTTATAGTGTTCGTCATACCACCTGCTGCGTACGTGTATGGAGACGTAGAGATTTGACCCACTTGTGTCAGGTAGTCGTTCGCAAGTGTGTTTTGAGCAGATGTAGCATTTAGACCTGTCAGGTAATCACTAATAGCTGTGTTGTTTCTCATGCCTTGCAATGCACCTAACTCACCGATAGCGACACCGCGCTGGGAGTTGATGTTGCTTGCAAAGTCTTGACCATACGCGCCACCAGTAAGTTCAATGTTTGCTTCTGTAGCTGCATTGTTAAGTACGTCTGCGAGTAGGTTACGCTGCATGTTACGTTCAGCGTTGGTCATGTTTTGCTGGTTAGATGCAGCATTTTGTAAGCCAGAGATATAATTCTGTGCGTCGCCTATCGCCGCCATTAGGTTTTGGCCTTCTTGCTCGGATGCAAGGTCAGCCATGGAGCGTGCCGCCTGCACCGCGAGCGTACTGTTCTCCAAGCCAGCAGGCAAAGAGGCAGTGACTTTTGATTGCTGTACTGCTAGAGCGCGGTCTGACATTTGCTTACGAAGTCCGTAGAACTTCATTGTCAGATCGTCTTGCAACTGTGCGTAGTCTAGCGTGTCGGGTGCAGTAGATTTGCCGTAACGGTCTGCTGCGTACACGTCTGTTTCCGAACCGCCGATGATGCCCTGCATGTAGTCGCGGTACGCATCTTCAAAGCCAGTTAAGCGTGCTTTGTCTTCTGCCGTCATTTGGTCGACGGTAAGTTTGTTACTCGCTTCTTCTGCTGCGCGTTGGTTAGCAAAGTATTCTGTAAATGCGTCGACGACGTCAGGTGTTACTTGTCCAAAGCTGCCGTAATCTGCGAGAAGGTTTTTTATGTTCTCACGAAGTACGTCACCGCCCTCTGTGTAGAGGGCGGATATTTGGTTTTGTCGGTCAATTTGGTCTTGTGTAAGACCTTCAAGGCTACCTGCGGCTGCGTTGGCATTTGTGACGCTGTCATAAATGCCGTATATGGACATAAGACCTTGAATGGTATCGCTGCTACCACCAAGCAGGTCCAGTATTTCATCCATGACTTATCTCCTAGAAGTTAATCGTAGTGCCAAATCCGCGACGTCTCTGCATACGCTGGTTGTCAGACATTGTACTAAATGCTCCACCGATTGGGACGTCGATGTAACGCCATTCGCCAGTGTCACGGTCTTTCACTAGACGGCGCATATAGACGCCGCTATCACCAGACATGAACGATGGTATTACAGCACCAGAGAAGTTCGGGTCTAGCGCAAAGCCGAAGGCATTCATAAACGCGGCTGGGTCGTAGTTCGCGCTGTTGAAGCTGCTCATATACTCTTCGATAAGAGCGATGATTTCAGCACGGCTCATGCCCGCTGTACTTTGACCTGTCGCACTTTCTAGGTTTTCAGCAAGGGTTTCAGTGTCGGTCTGGTAGCCATCTTCGTAGCCAATGATGTTTCCGTTTGCGTCGTAAATGACGCCATTGGAAATCGTAAAGCCAGTGTCAACGGTTCCTGTTGCTTCAGTTGTTGTAGTTCCATCTGAACCCGCTGGAACAAACTGACCTTGGTCATTGATTGAACCGATAACGTTACCATTTCCATCGACGACGTTACCGTTTCCATCTAGGAATGCACTTACTGTGCTGCCGTCGTTCATGCTGATGGTGACTGACTGCAAAGAGCCTTCCACAGTGGTCCCGTCGCTGCGTGTGAATGAGGTTCCATCCCACGTACCGATTTGGTTTCCATCTGCATCGAACACGTTTCCGTTCGCATCAACCGTACCAGTAACTATTGTTCCATCTGGGTACTGAACTGTAATGCTTTGGTTTCCAGCAGTTGCAGTATCACCGTCAGGTGTGGGGTCTGGCGTTGGATCGGGATTGGGGTCAGGGTTAGGATCAGGGTTAGGATCAGGGAATGGGTTGGATGTTGGGTCAGACGACGACACTGGGTCAGCCCCAGGTGTTGGGTCTGTGAACGGAGTTACTTCACTACTTGCGTCGTAGTCTGGCTCTGTAACAGAGGAAGTTGTACTTGTCGCTCCAGTATCGTCAACAACTGGCACACCGTTCACGTACTGCGTACCTTCAAACTCACCAGTAAATGGCGAACCTGTTGCGGTCTTTAGTATGTCTCCGTCTGTCATGTCGAAGAACGGTCCAGCAGTAAGGTCATCTACTGTAACGCCACTCGCACTTGCGATGCCTTCAAGTGTTGAGGTATCGGTTGTCGATGCTGTCGATACTTCGCCAGTGTCGGCGTCTACTGTAGACGTTAACTCGTTAACTGTAGTGCCAGAAGCGTTAGCTACCCCAGCAAGAGAAGACGTGTCTGTAATGTCGGTGTTAACGTCTGTGTTGGTCGTTGTAGTTGTCGTATCGCTTTCTGGTGCATTAGGGTTAGGCTCTAGCGTACCATTTGCGAAGATGAAATTTGGGTTATTTTTCAGAACCAAGTTTTGACCGTCGCTTTCGTAAAGACCCCCTTCAAGGATTTGTTTTACTGCGGCCTCACTCACGCCAGCATTTTCAGCTACTATCATGGTTTCCGTGACAGCTTCACTGGTGTCTGTCATTGGACTTGAACTAGGCGCAGGGTCGTCACTTGGATCAGGTGTAGGTGTTACGTTGTTTGTGTTTTCGTTGAAGAACGTTGTGCTTTCTGGAGACGCTGTACCTGTGACCAAAGAGTTTGTACTTGGCGCAGGTGTAAACGTCGACGGGTCGTTCATGTCGAAGTCAGGATATGGCGCAACATATGGCTCTGGAGATGGAGATGGTGCGGGCGCAGGCGCAGGGTTGAATGTTGGAGTTGGCGATGGGTCATCATCAGGCCAATCCCAAGCTGCTGGGTCTGCTGTTACTTCGCTACTTGCGTTCCAATTAGGGCTTGGGTCATCGTCAGGAAAGCTATAACTTGGCGTCGTATTGTTAAGAACGTCATCATTGAATACGTCAGAGTTGTCTGCTGGTTGGTTCCAAGTAGACTGGTCGTTAATGTCAAATGGTACGGGCGATGGTGACGGCGCAGGCGCAGGGCTGGGCGGATCGTCATTGCCTCCGCCCCCACCAGAAGGTGGGTCATCCCACACAACAGCTTGGCGTACAGAAAGTACGGGCATAAAAGGGTTAAGAAGGCTGAAGCGGTTCATTGCGTTTCCTTTCTGTACCATTTGTGTGGGCGCACTGACCCATTCAGCTTACGTCTGTTCGCAGTTGCGAACTTTACCTGCGGGTACTGTGTGGAGAGTGTCCGTCTTATGTGGTTCACAAACAAAAGCGTTTCTCTCTTCCCGCCGTGGCACATGAAGTGGACGATACGTATTTCTTCCCCATCGTTTTTGGAAAGTAATTCTGCACCTGTCCAATCATCTGCTTCTATCTCTTTCTCTGTGGCAAATGCCCAAACGCAAAAGCCAATAAGTTTTTTGTCCTTGACCCAAACCTTGTATCGGTTGAGGGCCAGAGCAGGGATCGTAACGTCGGCAAGGAAGTTGATGCTTTTAGATTTATAGTAGGGGTCACTTGCGTATAGCTGTGTGACCGCCCCGACCATCTCATTCCATTTGCCCAAGCGTTAGTAGCCCATCTTCTTTTTGACTACGTCGTCTAGGTTGTAGAACTCAAGCATACCTGTTTCTGGGTTGAATGAGCCTGCACCGCCAATGTCTGACAGTAGTTTAATTGTGAATGGCGATGCGTGGATAACCATGCTGTCACCGTTACGGCCTTGATCTGCGATCTTTCCGCCTATAGCAGCCGCTTCTTTTCGCTTCGCGATTGAAGTTCCTGTGTTCGGTCCGAAAACCTCGTTTGAAAAAGCCATGTCTTACTCCTGTTTCTTATCCGATAATCTACAACGATAGTTGTGGTTAAGTCGTCCCTTATGCTGAATTGACAAGCTGTGCAGCCGTTTGACCAACAACTGTTGTCACGCCAGCTTCAGAATACTCTGCTGTTGATGTCGCTGCGTCTCCGCTGCGACGTGCTATTTCGCGCTCGACTTCGTCTTTGCGCTCCATTGCCATGCGGTAGGATGATGAGCCGACCTCATACATTTCTAGTTCTTGATTGATGCTTGAAAGAAGCATTTGCAGGTCTGCTAGTTTGTAGCCTGAAAAGCGTTCGGCAGATGCCATTCGGCCCATAAAGCCTGCATCTACTTTTGTGTCTCCTGTTGCCTCTATATACGCAAGCATGTTCGCAATGTCGTTCATTGCGTTCTTTGCACCGTCTTGCGTACCTGCGTAAGTCGCCTCGACGTATCCCGTTTCGTCCGTACCTAAGATCACCGCAACGTTTCCGTCTTTTGTAAGGTAGGTGTGGATAGAGCCTTCAAGACTGTCAGATATTTCTGCTGGCATCATGGACATCATCTGGTCGATAGAGTTTGCAGCTTGCTCGGAGAAGGCAAATGCTTTTGCATCCTCCATAGAGTGTACGATTTGGAAGGGCTTTACGTTGCCAGTATAGCTTCCAGCTACGTCCGCTACGCCGCCTTTGTAGTCGTAGTTCAAGAACTGCATACCATCGGCGCGTGTGTTAAATCGGTTCTGGTTGTACTGGAAGTTGCCAACTACGTCTGAGTACGTTGAACCGTCGGCTGCTGTGTCGTCTGCTCCTTCAGCCGATGTTTCTTCTTGGCTTTGTGTATTGCTAGAAGAGCCACCACCGCCACCCCCAGTGATAGTAGTAGTGCTGCTGACAGATTTTGTTGCATTCTCGCCTCCATCTAATGGATTGTTAAAGACGCCGCCTCTTGTGAACATGCTACCATCTCCGTCTTTATCGAAGATGTTGTTGATTGCTTTTGCGCCTAAATACCCTACTGGATTGGAGACGAGAGCCGCGACATTTGCTATCGTCGAAAATGTGCTATCGCCTTGTACGAGAGCGTTTGTGCCGTAACTGTTGTTGTTGGCAGTTAGAAAGCTGCCATCGCCATCAGCATCAAGTGCATTCCAAATGTAACCACTGTCATTTTGCGAGGTAATGTTCATTTGTTGACCAAAGATGTTTTTGGTTGCACCAAATCTATCTGTGGTAGTCCACATTGATCCGTCGCCGTCACGGTCAAATGGGTTACGCTTTCTGTTCGCTTCTCGCTGGGCCTCGCTTAGTACGCCACGACCAGCAATGCCTGCTTCGCCGCCATTAGCCGCTTCAGAAACTCCAACAGTCTTACCTGTCTCTGGGTCTGTAGTAAGTAACGAACCGCTACCGTTACGCCAGTCATCGTCTGTATCGTTGTTGCCGCCGAAGGTGTTAGTTGTACCGTCTGTATTAGTTGTGGTTACACTTGAGCTAGAGTTACTTGTGTCTACTGCGTAGTCTGGATTGGCTTCATTCCAATCCGACCAGTCGAAGTCGTTAAACTCAAGGAGACCAGTGGCAGGGTTTCGCGTACCGTTGCCTACCTTCTTCAGTAGATCGACTTCTTCTGGTGTTACGTGAACAAGTTGCGTATCCCCAAACCGACCCATGTCAGAAAGGGCTTGCGCCATTGCACGCATTTGGACTGGGGATAGATCATTAGACATTCGTAATTACCGCCGCTAGTGTTACTTCGATGTCAGTAAGGTTGCTCGCTGATGAAACAGTGAAGCCGATCACCTTAGATGTTGTAGACGCGTTGATTGCGATTGAAGCTGTAAGGTTCGTTTCGTTTAGAGAAGAACTTACCGCTGCAACGTCACCTGCTGTGAAGCCGTCGATTGATAGCTGAATGTTGCACGATCCAGATGTACACTTCACTGCAATAGCGTCGATACGCACGTTCTGCTTAAATGCGCGAGTGATTGTGTAGTTGCCGTTTGAAATTGAACCTTCTTTTGCGAAGAAGTACGAGCGTGTCGCGAAGGTGTCTGGTAGCTGCGCAATTGGTAGCTTACCTGTAGCATCTAGGCCCGCAACACCATCGGCTGCGCCGATGTATGTTTTTGGAACGAGCGATGTAAAGTCAACGTTCGCAAATTCCAAGCCACCACCAGTAGAGTTCACACGAAGAAACTGTAGAGCGTTTGTCGTAGCGAACGCAGGGATACCTGTGTCTGGTGATGTTAGTAGCCAGCCAGTACCGTTGTAGAACTTCAGAACGTTTGGCGATGCACCTGTGTCGACCCACATGTCACCAGCATTTGCCGATATAGGCTCTGAAGAGCTAACGTAAACACGACCACGGTTTGCAAGAAGCGTAGACAATCCGCTGATTTTGTTTGTCGGTACTTGGTCGTCAGCAATCGCTAGTTTGTTGTATGGGATAAATCCATCTTCGTTTGTGTACTTGTCTTCAGTCATAAGGCCAGACACACGAACCTGCGAAGTGTCTTCTACAATGATGAATGTCACAAGGTCACCTGCTGTTAGAGCAGATGTAAATGTGATTGTAGAGTTTGCAGGCTGTTGCGTGTAGTCGTTTGTACCGCCCTGCCTTTGTAGAACGCCGTTACGGTAAACTAGAACTTTTTGGTCTTCGTTGTGGACAAATGGGAACACGGCCTGTGAAATGCCAGCACCAACATCCTCGCGGACAAAGCCACTATCGTTAGCTGACTGAACCTTGTAGATCGTAACAAGGTCGTCAGCTTGTGTAGCGTCGTTTAGAGACACTGTGTTTGTTGCTGGATCGTTTGTGTAGTCATCCTCTGCAAGCAATGCACCGTTGAGGTAAATTACAATAGCGTCAGCTTCTTCGTGGATGTACGTGAATGCTTGCGTCCCCGTTGGGTGAGCAATGTTTCCATCTCCGTCTGCTTCGTTAATAACTAGATCAAGACGAGCCGAGAACAGTGGCGCACCGATTGTACCAACGTCCGAACCAGCAGCACCGCGAATGTCTGCGATTGTTGCAAGTTCGCGCCAACCTGTTTCGCTGTCTGCGTACTCTCCAACTCGGTACTGTAGACCTTCTGTTGTATCGTTACGAAGTTCGACAGGAGCCTTCAAAATACCTTCTGCGTCAAACAGAACTTTGATTAACTCTGCTAGTGTTTGGTCACCAACTTCAGCCGAGTTCAAATAGCGCACAATGTTCTCAATATCGGCACCAATGTTTCCGCTAGAAGTGTGGTTCCCAGGATATAAAACCTTTAGGCGTGCCATACTTATTTCTCCTTGTGCATCAAAAAGGCAAAGCTGATGATCGTGACTTCACTGTCGACGTCCTGATCGTCAGTTCTGAAACGGAGGCGGACCCCCCGAAATACGTGGTTAAAAGGAAACGAGAAGTCGTTGCGTAAGGGGCTGTCACCCCAATGCGGATCGCCTTCAAGTTTATCTAGGTTAACCTCAAGAGAGGCCATCATTCTGTCTTGGTCGTCCAATGCTTCGATAAAGAAGCGTCCCTTTCCACTGGCTTGTACGAGAAGTGTGTGCGTACGCTTTGAACTTATGAAATCACCAAGCCAGAGAACTGGCGTCTCCGCTACCATAGGTGAACGGCGAAGGTCTGCTAGGCCAGTGTCTTGGTCAAACGTACGATCTGTACTCTCGTACACTCCGTCGGCGGTTCCGAACATCAGGCGTCCGCCCAAGAACGTCCCAGCGCGTGGTAAGAGGGTGTCGCCTAGCTGGAAGTTTACAAGTTCGTAACCAGCACGGAAGTTCATAGATAGTCGTTGAGACTGCTGCCCTCCTGGTCTTGGGAAGAACACGTGGTAGGTTTGCGTATCAGGGTCGTACACCGACGAGATTTGTCGAGGGTCTGGTGTGGTCTTTACAAGCTCTTGATACAGCGGTTCGATCTCGTCAGAAAGCGAGGCTTCCGCAATCGTGATACCGTTCTGCTCTGAACGCATGATAGAGTGAATACCGCGACGTGAGCAGAAGATAAGGTCGGAACCAGCGTTCACGATTGTGTTGTGAGAGATACATCCAATACGCAAGTTCGCACGACTGTCTAGCTGCCACTGCTCAAAGTCTGGGTCGATGATGTAAACAAGGGTCTGGTCACGAGTGAAAACCGCAAGTCGGTTTGCCTCGAATGATCCAAGGCCAATGATCTCGTCGGCAGTACCGATAAGGTTAGAGATGTCGATAAACGCTGCACGCGTCACTTCTTCTGTGATCGCTTCTTCCTCTAAGAAGATGTCAGGATTATCAACGCGGCTAAACTCTACAACGGTTGGTCGATCCTTGAAGCCAGAGACCGCAAGACGACGCTGAATAGGTACACCAAATGCTGGCTTTATAGATGCAGTAGCATTGGAAAACTGGAAGCCGTCATATCTATACATGCGTGTGTCGTCACAGAAGATATGCACCTTACCTTGGAAGTTTGTCATCGAGACAATAGCGTCCTTTGGGAAAGCACTATCTACTCTATGACCGCGATCTGATGCGAGGTGAGTGTTTGCTGCATCTTCTTCAGCGTAGCAAACACCCTCGCGGTTGTAAAAGCGAAGAGCCTTTACGGGGAAGCGGTTGGAGCCACTATGTAAAAAGAATTTTGGGTCGCGGATTAACTGACCGCGATAGTCAACGTAACAGTTATCTAGTAGCCAGAAGTTCTGTTCCTCTTGTGTCTCCATAGCTGCGATGTCACGCGAACGGTCAATGCCACGAAAACCGTAATAGGTCGTGGCATTACTGTTTATAGCTATGGGAGCGTAAGATAATCTTGCCATTATTTATATCGCTTATTACTGCCGCCGTCCTTGATATTGATTTCGAGCTTCTTGTTGCCGACGTCTCGTTCAAGGAGTGTGTCTGTAAGGTTGGCTTGGTATAGCTGCAAAAAGACCATGGCCTTCTCGCTGCCCTGCTGGATAAAGTAGTGGGCTGTCAGGCCGTCGATCATTACGAGGTCATTGATTGGACGCCACTCTGTTGGGTCGTTGTAGTAATCAATATCGCCTTGCGTCCAGTATGGGTGCCTGCGTACTTCTTCGACTATCCTGTTCGCAAGCTCAATGAACATCATCATCACTTCGCCGTCGATACGAGAAGGCGAATAGTTTCCAGCCCTAGTCAGCGCGGAGCGCACCAAGTCTTCAAGCGGAGAGTAATTGTTTTTACCCGCCGCATAGGGCTTTTGTACGCTCTTCTGCTCTACCATTAGTCTTCCTCGTCATACTCTACGATACGTCCTGACCATACGTGGTGGTGCTTCTTGACCATGTCCAAAAGGTCCGATGGAACGCGCCAAGTTACGAATGCACGTTGAATGTCCCATGCGCCTTTGATCTTGATGTCGTCACCTATACGAATGTCGAATGCGCCGTTCTCTGGCTCTGACGAAATGTACATTGTGTACGCAGGCTCGGCAGGCTTTGGTGCAGCCTTCTTCGGTGCCGCTTTACGTGTTGTTTTCTTTGGTGCTTCGTCCTCTACCCACGCTTCGTTTTCTGGTGTGCTTGGATCGTCAGCTATGAAATGTCCGTCTTTTGTGCGGGCGCGTTTGCGTGCCATGTGAAGCTCCTTGTGTGTCCTACATTATTTATGAGGGTTCTGGGCTAAACTGTCGTCCCATAAGAAAAGGGCGGCACTGCCGCCCTTTAGGTTTTCGATCAAAGCTGGGCTTACGCTAGGTTTGTCCAGTTTTTGATGTATGTGTGTACTTTGTCTTGCATCAACTCTAGGCCGCACTCGGTCAAGTACTCGTGTTTGACGCTATCAGCGTCAGGAGACTGACGATCACGTAGAAGTTGCGTATCGCGACCTTCCATGTGACGGTACTTCAAGTACGGGAAGTCGATGATGACAGCCGCGTTATCCATTCCTGGGATTTGGCGGAACTGTGGGTGTAGGTGGACCATCAAATCACCAGCAAATGTAGTGTATTGAGTTAGGTTCACGCCGTACGCACCTTCGACAGCAGTTGGTTGCCAACGGTCTTTACCCATCTTTTGTAGGTGACCTGCAACTTTTGCACCGCAGAACATGATTTTCTGCTTTGAGCCGAACGCAAATACGTCTTCGATCAATGCGCGGTCAAACTGGTCTTCAGTCATGGCATTAGACGCTGTTGAACGGTCAATCACGTTCGACATTGTGTTAATTAGACCACCAGTGTAGCGCAATGGCTGTGAAGTCGTACCGTTTGCTTCGTGCTTTTTACCAAAGAACATGGCACGCTCGATGTCTTGCATGTGCAATTTAAGAGCTTTTGTTGCCATCTCGTCTTCTTTGTCACCTGTGCGCAGGTTCGTTGCACGCAACGTTTCTGTCACAGTGAATGACGTACGGAAGATTTGTGTAAAGTTCGAAGCAACTGATGCGTCGAAGCTTACGCCTGTAGGTGAGTTCGCACCTTCTTCGTAAGCTGTACCAGCGATGAACAAACGATCACCGTCAGTAATGGTGTGTGACGTACCACCGATGTTACGCTCAACAGTCAAGCCAGTCGCACTGCTGTCAGCAGTAGCACGCATAACTTCGCCTGTTGCGGCGTTAACGATGATTGTACCAGACACAGCGAATAGGTTGTCGCCGCTTGCGCCAATTGTCACAGAAGTCGCTGTGGCAGTTGCCGCACCGTCTGCTGTCAATGCACGCTCTGGTAGTTCGTCGCGAAAGTTCTTAAATTCAGGGTCATCTGTGGCTTCCGAGGAAGTCATTGATAACAAAGCATTTAATGGAGCATTACCGTTTGGCTCAAGTAGAGTAAACAACTCACGGTAGTTTTTGGGGCGAAAGTCCGTATCAAACTGACCTGTTCCCCGCAATCCTTGTAAAGCAGCCATAGCTGTTATCCTTTCTAAGCAAGGGGTTTCATTTTATGTGCGAGGTACGCCAGATAAGACGCGGAAATCACGTCGTCTTACTTTTGTCCCTATAGTGTTCGGTATAATGGAGCCGTAGCGCCTGCCGTACGCGAGTATTGTACGGCAGGCTGAATAGGTGTGTCGTCCCTATTTTCTGTTCAAGCGTCCTTGTTGCATCGCTTGCCCCATAGCACGCGCTGATAAGCGTGCCATGCTATCGTCTTTTACGTTAGCAGACTGACCAACTGCTGGCCCACGGTTAGGAGCCTGCATGAACGCTTGGCGTCGTTGCTGCATCTCTTGTAGACGTGCAAGCTCTGGGCCGTTCTTTGCGTTCTTGAAGTCTTGCATGACTTTGTTTGTTAGACCCTTGTCTGCAAAGTCTTCTGCCGTGTAGCCGCGTTCACCCGCGAATGCCATAAACAACTTCGCGTCTTCATCTGGTAGGCCGTTAGCCTGCTGTGCGCTGTCTAGGTTGTTTGAGATCGCTTGGCGTACCATGCCTGCTCTATCTTGACCTGCTTGTTGCGCAGCGTTTACGCCTGTCTGGGCGTTTTGCTTACTAGCTTGTAGAACTTGTGCCATTTGCGCTGTCTGTTGCTGTAACATACCACGCATACGCTGAATTTCATCAAGACCTTCTCTATATCCTGGGGGAAGGCTGATTGCGTTATCGTCTTCGTACTTCTTGAACTCTGCCGCCATTCTTTCGGAAATGTTGGCGTTGCCGTTCTGGGGTTGCTGTGGTGCTGCCGTACCTGCTGGTTGTGGGTTTTGTGCGCGTCCCATCTTAGCGTTCTTTGTCATGGCTTGCGCTGCTGCGCCCATGAACTTAGCAACTTGCTCTGGCGTTGCGTTGCCTGCTTGCATCATCTTTTCCGCAAGCTCCATTACAGGCTTCATCTGTGCCTGCTTGTAGTTGAGGTCACGATACCGTTCGAACGTGCCAGCAATTTGTTGTGGAGTAAGATCGCGTTCGTTGTCGCCAATCTTTACTTTATACACCACTGGGTCTTGGGACGACTTGTCGCCCTCTGTCTTGGGTGATCCAGCTTCAGCAGCCTTCTCTTGCACTGTTGTAGGTGCTTCCTGTGGTTTAGGTGCGGGTGCAGGTGCTTGCGGTGCAGGTGCTTCTGCACCTAGTTGCTTTGCCGCAATACGTGCGACTTGGTCCATTTCTTGTGGGTTTGCCATCAGTCTGTCCTTTCATTTCGGCCTTGGCGGAAATCTGTTGTTTCATCAAGTGAAAGATCGCCCTCCAACTTGTGGATAAGGCGAGCAGGTAAGTTTAACATTTGTTCAGCAGCCCATATTGCCCCTCGGTTGAAGTCCATCTCTTGCTGGGACATCTCTTTGGAGCGAGCCATTAAAAGGGCGAGCTGGAGTATCTCGTCCTTCATTACTTCGTTAACAGTGGCCCATCCGTTGCTTTCTGAAAGCTGGATAAGGGTTTTAATTTGTTGCTTTACGCTTTGCATTATCTGCCTGTTTCTTTGCAATGTCGTCCCTGAACTGGCCCCAGAAGACCAGACTGTTACGCGTACCCCACCAAACCGTCTTCGCTTTGTGCCGCATCAGGCTAGGGAAGACGACGGCAGTACCGCGCTCTGTTTTGACATGTTTTGCGTTGGCTGCGTCGAGCCATAGGCCACCGCCACGGTATGAGCCTTTGGGAGAAAGCTCTATCGTGGCAGAGATAATTCTGTGGTGTCTGCTCATACCCACGTCCATGTGAGACTTGTAATGCCCAAGGATAGGGTATTCTGTGAACTGCACATGTTCGAACCAGTTAACAGCAACTTTATGCTGTTTCATGGCGATCTGAACAATTGAACGCTTTGCTTTGTTAAGTAATGCGTCCACCTTCGGGTCGTCGTTTGGCTTTAGCCACGAAACAAGCGAACGGCGTGTGAGGCTTGGTATGCGCTTGTTCTCGTAGTTTCCGAACTTGGCTGTCTGCAAATTCATACGCCCGACGTCGATAAGCATATCGCACTCTTCGGGCGTAAATAGTTGGGGGATTATGTCTACTCTAGGTCTCAATGTGATCGTCCTGTTGAGGGTGAGGGAGGGGGATTACTTCTTTTTAATTGGCTTGCCTGCCATTACTGGAGAGCAACCTTTTTTCTTCAGTGTATTCTTAGCCATCATGCTTTCCTTTTCTTCTTAGCTTTGTTCTTCTTGGAGTTCGGGAAACCAGCTTTCATATTTGCGTACGCCTTGTCGCTAATTGTGGACTTACTCTTGGAGCGTGACGTGCCAGCTTTCTTGCGCTTGTTGATGTTACGATACAGGCTCATGCGATTATCCTTGCGTACACGGGCAGTCTTTGTGCTGCATGTTTCCAGACTGCGTTTTCTTGCCGAGCTTTTTGACTTCTTTAGACGTCTTAGCCATCTCTCGATGTCCTTCCTCGTTAGCAGTTCCACGCTCTACGTGACCAATAGTTCGCGGACATCTTGCTGCTCTTGCCTTTGATGCCGCCGCTGCGTGCGCAGTAAGACTTTTTGCGGGCAGGTTGATCTTTCTTGATGGACATGTTGGCGTCCCCGAAGCGTATGATCTTTTCTTTCCCGCCCTCACAGGCTTTCACAACAAACTTCTTCCCACCGCTTTTCTCGCGGCGAGGCTTGTTGCATGGCATGTCTTTTTTACTAGCTCTCTTCGCTGGCATCGACTAACTCCTTTTGCCCATTATGGTCGGGGAAAAGTAACTTGTCGTCCTCAAGTCCAGAAATAGCTTTGCCTTTATCGCTTTGATCTATTGATGGCTTGTAACGAGACACCATTGAGTTTGTTATGCAGGCGTTGCAGCTAAATATAACGCGCTCTTGTTCGCCCATGTGGGGGCGAGTGCGATGCGGCATGAATGAGGGGAACACGATCATCCGCCCAATCTTAGGTGGTATCTCCCAAGTATCGTTCCACATCTGCGCGGAGCGTTCTGACATTTGCTGATATACGGGAAGCGCAGGGTTCTTAAATATTATCTGCCCCGTTTCTTCTTCAGCAGCAGCATAAAACACCATGCTCAAATGTGCGTTAGGATGTGTGTGCTCTGGGACGTAGCACTCCTTGTCATATGTAGCTACCCAAGAAGTGTCGATGTAGAAATGATGGTGTGCGCCTATTCTGGTAAAATATTCTTGGAAGCCAACACAAGCCGCTTCGTGCATCATCGGTATAGCGCGAGTTGCTGCCAAGTTGTAATTTGTAAAAGACGTGTATCCGTATTTGGCATAGTCTTCTGGGTTTTTCTTTCTGGTGCCAAACTCTCCAGAAATCAATCCGCCTTCTGTGTCACGTTCGCGCATGGCAAATGCAAAATTGCAGACTTCTTCAGCTATCTCTTCGCCGTTTGGTAGGTCGATTGTCAAAATAGGAAAAGTAAAAGGTGTTTCCATGATGTTGTCCTTGTGTGTGAAAGTAAAAAGAGGCGCGTACGCCTCTTAGTCTGTTATGCCGTTGGCTTCTTTGACCCTTTTGATTAAGCTCTCTGGAG